ATCGAAAGCGCGCCGAAGGATGGTAGTGTATTCTTTGCGTGGTGCCCGAATGTTGGTCGGGTAATCATGAACATTGACGGCGTTCACCGTAACACGTGGGCTGTTGATAGGACTTACCGTCTTGGTTGCAATCCAACCCACTGGATGCCCCTACCTTCCGCACCCGGCACCACCCCTCCCAATCCTGTGGCAGAGATAGAGAGGCTGCGTGAGGCATTGAGACGCCTGTCGGACGAACGAACGTTGCAGACCACGATACCAGAAGGTCCGTGGACGCCTGAGATGGTGGCTGAATTCCAGAGCAAAGAGGTCGGCCACATGCGCGATCTCGCCCGCGCCGCCCTTGGAGACGCATTGTGAGCGCAGAAGAGATTGAGCAAGAAGCCATCGCGCTTTGGAACCTCGACAAGCGCAGTGCTGCGAAAAGCTATCACGGCTGCGAGTGGGATGAACTCTCGGAAGCGACGCGCAACAAGTTTCGCCGCGAAGCTGGCGGGCAATTCTGGGTCGAAGGAACCACCCATGACTGAACCGGAACAGTGGGCGGTGGAGTGGCACAAGGTCGCACTGATCGCGCAGGATCATGAAGACCCTTGCCTCAACACAGCACTTGGCTCTCTTTATGACGCCTTTGAGGAACGTGAGCGTAAGCTGCGGGAGGAAATGGCAGTCGTCCAGCAAAGCCATAAGTGGGTTTATACCCAGATGCAGCGGCTAGAGAGCGCCCTCAAGGACATTGCAAGCCGAGCGCACGCCAACCTTGCCCAAGCCCTCAAGGATACCACCCATGACTGACCATGAAGCGCTTGAGGCGTTGAGCAAGAAGGCAACGCAGGGGTTGTGGCGCTATCGCCCCGACGAGCATGACGATTGGGGTATTGTGAAGTCGCCGGTATTACCAGACGGCTTTGCATGTGTTCTGGCACAGTTCCGCGACCCTGACGCCTTGGATAGCGAGACGCTGGCCCGCCACCGCGAAGCCAAGACCGACCCTTGGGAGGCTAATGCGCGCTTCATCGTCGCTCTCGTCAACGCCTACCGCACCGGGCAGCTTATCCCTGCCCCTAGCGTGGATGATGCAATGGTGAAGCGGGTGGCGCGGGCGATTTGCGAGAACCTGAGATCGCAATTTGAGCAACATGAACCGGAAGTGTTGGACCGTCTCGATATGACGCCCGAATACTGGTGCGACACCGCCAACGCCGCAATATCAGCCATGCAGGTGAAGCCATGACAGACATCCGACAGGCGCTGGAAGAGGCGTTCATCACGATCTTTGGGCCAGAGCCGGACTCTGAATACGATGGCCGCGCATGGAAGCGCAATGAACCGGATTTCTCGCCAACGTGGACGGCCTACATCAACAAGCGCACCCGCTTCCGCCGCCTTCTCGACGCAGAAGCATGGACAGATGCGGCGATGTGTCTGGTGCCGGAAGGGTGGGGGTGGAATGTCGCGCAGCCCAACGCAAAGGCAATCGCAAGCGGGCTTCTCAAAGAGCATACGCCAGTTCGTGGCGAGGTCGAAAACGGCTCTGAGCAGAGGTTCATTGTCGCAGGTGAAACCCCCGCCCATGCCCTTCTCGCCGCCTGCTTAAAGGCAAAGGAACAAGCCGATGGATGATCTGGTAGAACGATTGCGAGACACCGGCCTACACTCGGCAGCAGTTGCCGTAGCCCGCATCGAAGAATTGGAGATCGGCCTTCGCAATGCTCAAGGCGATGTGGTGGCCGCGTGTTCCCGCATCACAGCCCTCGAAGCCTCGCTTGCTGAGGCAGAGGGGCGGGTCATTGCAGAGGTGGTGGCTTGGGTTCACCGGCTGCATGATGACGGAACCAGTATCGACGGCATGATACACCGCAATGAATTTGCCACCGCACTCGAAACAGGGGAGTGGAAGAAGTGAAGGACCAACCCGACACAAAATGGCTTCTGACGTGGCAAATGTGCTTTGCCGCATGGAAGGATGCACCAGAAGGTGAGCGCGACGAACAAGCTGCCATGGCCCTGCAAAGGCAGATGGAATACGACTTCCGGCAGGTAGCGGGCGCAGCGCAAGAGCTGATCAAGACGTTGGATGCGGCAGGGTGGAAGAAGTGAGCGAGTTAGCCAGCGCGCTTCTCATTCTCGCCGTGCCGTTCCTGTTCGGCATTGTGGTAGGCATCGAGATCAAGCGCCGTCGCCCGCCATCGGCTTATGAGACGTTTGGCAAGTTGATGGCTGTCAAAATGGAGGCAGTCAACCGCGACAGGATTTGGGTCGGTGGCGGCTGCTTGATCAGCAACACCATGGAACTGGAATACAACGGCCAGCGGCTTGAGGTCGTGGTGCGCAGTAAGGAGGGTGTATGAGCCACAAGAAGCCATGGTGCGCCTACGGTGGCGACGTTGCTTGCGACTGCCCGCGCGATGAATGCGTGGCACTCAAGAACCAAGCCATGCTTGACCACATGAACGCCCTGCTAGGCTATGGCTTGTCGCTGAAGGAAACCGCCGACGACATCAAGGCTTCTGGTCAAGAGTTCAAGTTCTAGGGATTCCCCACCACCCCCGACTGTGGTATGAGGGATTGGCTGCGGCGGTAAAACGCGCCGATTGCCCCGGTGGCCACGTAGGGTTTTGCGTGGTCTGGTTTACCGCCATCCGCCGCAGCACTCAAAACCCGCAAGGGCGTCCGACTTGATCACCGGACGATAGGGGCGGTTCTTTCGGGAGCCGCCCTTTGTTGTTACACCGCCATGCGAAGGGGGTTCACAGTCCTGAACCGCTCGGACATAAGCGCACCCCCCCGGGCAGTGTAGGCCTGCCGGTCGGGGGTTTTCATCTCACTCTTGCTTGCTAAGCTGGCTGTGGCGATTTGTTCGCTGCCCTGGGCTGTGTAAGCCTGCTGGTCGGGGTTAAGAGGTGGTGACGTAAGCCGGGGACCAATCAGTTCCGGCAACATGCGCGCTCCCAGTGGTTAAGCGCGTCCATCCCAGTAAAATCTTTCCTGAGGAAATTGCAGGAGCCGTGTTGTAGACAAATGAGCCCGCGCCCCAAGTGCCGCTAGTTGGCATTGCCGATGCTTTTGTAACTCTTGGGCTAGAAGCAGCCGCAGGGTCACCAAGCACTAATGCAGAGTTGGCAACATCTAATCCCAGCAAATCAGACCATGTGTCACCGCCAAGGCCGTTGGCAAAGGTCAATAACCCCGCCGTGGTAGTTTCACGAACGCCGCTAACATAGGTGTTAGGCGTTGCAAATGCAGAACTAGTAAGGCCCATCTTGCGCTGCAGCGGGGCCGTGGAATAACTGGTGGTTGAACGTCCGTAGTTTTCAATCGACGTTTCTGATCTAGTGTTTGTTGACGTTGAGACAATAATGTCAGAGTAGCCGTCAGCTACATAGCGGTCTTTTAAAATCCAACGATTACCCGGACCGCGAAACCACATGTCCATTTTGCCGTGCAAAACAGGCCGATTGACAACAAGATACTGGCATCCAGAACCGGCGACAGAGCAATTGACCAAGGCACGCGCCCATACAGTTGATGTTTGCCCTGCAAAAACAATCGGGTTTTCTATTTCAATCTGGAAATATGTAAAGCCCGCGCCAATGTTGTTAAAAAATACAAACCCGTCGCTCGGTATAGTTGATGCTCCAAGATTGCCCGGATTTGACTCAAACCACGCATCTCGCAGCTTGATTTGCCCAGCACCAAATGTCCCCGACACTGGGAAGCTGGAAAGCTGTCTAGTTGAACCAGTCGTTGCGCCATGTGTAGGGGCTTCGAATACAAACGAAGCGACTTTTGGGCCAACGTCAACAGGCATATCAAACACCACCTGTCCCGGCCTATCAATAACGTGGGACTCGCGGCAAAGATATGTCACTGTATTGGTGTGAAGCTGCTGCTGGCCACCGGGGCCGTGGTATGTACCTACATCGCACAGTTCTATGTAGCAGTCATCCGTGCGTGTAAAGTCGCTGCCATAGGCGAAGTTTAGGCCATAGGCAAAACCGCCAATTCGCAGCCCTCGCAGCACACCTGAACCGCAACCACTATCACGAATGGCCTGCCCTATGCGATTGCCATGATTGGACGGGTCAAGATACAGCGGATTAAATATGGCAATGTCTGTTAGTTCGTAATTCCCAGCGATGCCTCCGAAAACATCGCTAGGCGTGGTTGAAAACGCCCCAATATCAAAAAGAGCGTTGCTGCCATTATAAAGCAGCATACTGGCGTACTTTCCAGCGCCGCCCAAAGTGAAGCCGGGGAAGTCAATTACGAAACGAGCAGAGCTATCAAAAGCGAACACACCCGGGTCAATAATTATCTTTGGCGCGCGAAGGCAGCGATTAGAACCAAGCCCAGTAAGGGCTGTGTATGATTTCGCACGCGCCACCGCTAGCAACATCTGTTGAGTATTGGCCACGCGCGCGGCTTGTGCGGTTGGTGACGCGCCGCCGCTCACGTCATTCATGGTTTCAGCAGCAATTAGAACCGGGCGAATTACCGGCGTCACATTCTCCCGCACCCCCGCCAAATCCGCCGCCGTGGCACCGCCGGAAGCGGCGATAATTGTTGCGTCTAACTCAGGCATCAGACAGCCTCCGTCCAGAGCGGTTCGCCATTGTAGGTGACGATAGACCCGCCGTAGGTGATAAATTCAAAGCCGGGAGGCGCGACAAGGCCACCACGCGGCATAAGGCCAATACCAAGACCCAGACCGATCATCAGACCACCGCCTTAGGCTTCAAGCCCAAACCAAGACCGATACCCATCACTTCACCTCCACGGCAGAAACAGTTGCAGAATGACGCGCGGCACAGTCGCGGTATGCGTACAAAAGGCCGCTTTCCCACACGACGCGGGCGGGGTCTGTGAAAGGCACAGGCATCGGATCAATCATCTTGCACGGCGCTTTCAGGTTCGCCGGTAGCTGCACGGTTGGCGGCTTTACGCGCATCATCGAGCAGCCGCACAGCATCAGGATGCACGGTGCAATCAGCAGGAACCGGGACATTGCGATACACCTCGCGGATTTGGGTTTGCGTGCGGACTTCGGCTTGCTCGTTACCGGCGCGGAAGTCCTCGTATTGCGTGGCGGCTTGATCTGCCTGCGCGCGTGCCTTCTCTTGGGCTTCCACCGCAGCACGCTCTATTTTCGCCATAGCGGCCTCACAGCGCCAACCACGCGCCTGCCAGCCACCAAAGGCCCCGGCGAGAAGGGATAGGCCCACAGCGCCCGCTAGGAGGCGAGGATCGATCACTCGCCGTTCTCCGGTGGGCAAGGCGGTGAACCCTGCTTGACCAAGCGCGAACCCGTGGCCGTGGCGAACACGAACAGGCCGACCGCCAGCGATGCCAGCGAACGGTATTCTTCCGGCACGATGGCAATGAGCTTTTGCAGTTCAGCCGGATATGCAGCGAAATATGCCGCTACCAAGCCAGCGATACCGGCGAGGCGGATGGACCATGCCTTGCGGAGTTGGGTGAGCCAGTCATCTACGAGATTCATTTCAGCGCCTCGCTTTCTACTTCATCGACGCGGCGCAACCAGCCACGGCCAAAGGTGTTGAAGGTGGGCAACTGGCGGTAATAATCCCGGCGCAGTTGCTGATACCGCCTGATCGCCTCAGGGACGCCGTGCGCGGTGACGAAGGCTTGCACGGCCTGTAGGGTGCCACGGCCCACAATGCCGTCCTGTGAGGCTCCCACGAGGCGCTGTAGATACCGACCGGCACGCGACACACCGGCATTGACGGCGAAGTCAAAGACGCAGAGCGCCAAGCCCCCCGGCAGATCGCCAGCGCGCACCAAATCCCAGTATCGCGCCTTGTAGAGCGGACCGACCTTTTCAGGCGTCAAAGCGCGCATGTCGGCAACGGTGGCAGGCTTGCCGGTCCATTCCTCCCATACGCGTTTCGTGACGCCGAGCATGGTGACGCCGCCAGGGTCTTTCGGATGGTTTGCGAAGCCGCCTTCATGGTGGAGGATGACCCGCAGGGCCTTGTCGAATGTCACGCTTTCCTCCTGATAAACCAGTCGAGCAGATCGATCTTGTCGGCAGTGCGCAGGGCGCGTTCAGCGAACGAAAGCCCCATGAAGCCCACCAGAGCGCCCACGGCCCCCGCGTAGGCGTCAGGCTCCAGAGCAAGCAGGCGAAGCGCTACAGGCGTTCCGTAAAAGCCGCAGGTCACGCAACCAAACAGCAGCCAGAGCGTTTTAAGGAGTGATGCAGCAGGCCGAAACAACAGCCGGACAATCCCACCGCACAGCGATGCGAAGGCTAGTTTCGCGTGAACCATCCACGAAGGGTCGATATCCATTTATCGCCCCCCATCGCGAAAAGAGCGAACAGGACGCACCCCGCGCCAGATATCAGCAATGCTGCGCCCCACGCCATCAAGCCACCCCCCTGCAACAAGGCATTGAAGGACAAACACGGCATTGCAGGCAGAGGCGTAAAGCGTCCAGTCAGCGCGCCCGTGAGATGCTGCCATAATGAAATGAGCAGGCATGAGACACATTGACAGCCCCCCGACGATCTGGGCCTCACGCTTCTGGTTGTCTTGGGTGAAACGAACGAGGGCAATCATTGCCACGATCAGATCGATCGATGCCATGCCCGCGACGATGACGGAGTTGACCTGTCCCGCCATGGCAAGGGCTGCACCCCCAAGCCACGCAAGAAACAGAACGCGCCGCAACCATGTGCCCTTACCGTAAGCAAGGCACATGGCGGCAGAGAACCCCGTGACGAGAAGGCCAGCATCAGCCATTGGGTGGCGGGTCCTTGGGAGCGACAGCCGCCGCTGCAACGTCAGGCGACAACCCGGCATCCGGTGCGCATTCGGTCAGCAGCGTGCAAATCTCGCCGTCGAGTTCGACCATCTCGTTTGCATAGTGCTGCATGAACTTGGCCAAACGCGCCTGACGCTTGCGCAGCTTGGCGAGTTCCAGCGCCTTCTTGTCCTTGTTCATCCGATCCTCCAGTTAGTGCCATCGCACCGCACCGGCACGATGTTGGAGCCGCCCCCTGCGACCACCGCGTTGAACGTTGTAGAGTTGGCATCCGAGACGAAGTGACGAGCGCCCGCGCCGACGTTGGCAGGCGGGAAATTGAACGTCAGTTGCGCCACGGTAATGGGTGCGGGGTTGCGCGCATCAACACGGTTGTTGGTGCCCCCAACAACACGGCCTAATTCTTGGGTTACGTCGTGCCCAAGGAAAGTGATGTTGTTGCCAGTCCCCCCGACGATAGCGCCAACGTAAGCAAGTTTTGATGTAGCAGAGAACGATGTGACTTCGACAGAATTATAATTCGCCGTCAGAGCAGCATCATTGTCTATCAGTGCCCCACAAACATCGCCAAACGATCCTATTTCTCCGCCACGCGAAGCCGATACTGTGACGTAGTTGTAAGAAGTCGTCTGCCCAGTGCTTTGCGCACCAGAGATGAAGCAAGCCGCCTTCATGAACAGGTCAACGCTGGCTTGGATGACGTTATGCCGCGCGCCGTAGAGCAGCTTCACACCAAACAGGCAGTTGCGTGCCGTCACGCGGACATTGTTATGGGTTGACCAGCAATCTAGTGGTTCATGCACATTGTCTGCACGCACGACGCCAGTGTGTCCGCCAAACCCCGCGTTGCCTGCGTTCTTTTCACCCGCCAATGTAACAGCATCGGTCTGATAACCGTATGCTGTGATGCAGGCCGGTGACTGCGTGATGTTTACCGCAGTTACATTAAACTCCATGGGTGTGGAGTTCGTGTTGGACACGCGGTTAGCGTCTACCTGCAATGCCGTGATCTGGAGTGACGGAAGGCCCGTTGTGATCGTGGTGCCGCAGTCATGCACGTAAGCCTTGACCGAACCGCCCGTGTTCGTGTTCCACTCGATCAGACCGAACTGGCATTCCTTGAAGCCGGTAATCTCGACATCAAGTTTGACGTTCGTGCTGGAGCGAACCCAAATCGCGTTGCAGGTGCGGATAGCCGCATTGCTCTGCATCTCGATCTTGGCCTGCACCGTTACATTGGTCTTGCCGTCAATGAAGATGCCAGCCTTGCCCGTCGTGGTGCCGGTGTAGTCGGCAAAGTCGAATTTGCCGGTTCCGGTCAGCATTCGCAGCGTACCGCCACCGATGAACCCGCCATTGTCAGGGATCGTCAGTTGCGAACCGAAGGCATAGGTCTTGGTCGGAGCGATATAGACCAGCTTGCCGGTATTGAGTGCCGCCTGCAAAGCCGCCGCGTCATCTGTCGTGCCATTGCCCGCAGCGCCGCTCAAAACCGCGATGTCAACGAACGGCCAGACAATCGGAACTTCGGCGAGGACCTCGTCAACGATCAGAGATTTCAGGGCGGAATAATAGGTCATTAGCCGATCTTCCAGTTGGTGCCATCGAACCAGACAGGGACGGCATTTGAGCCACCCCCGGCGACCGTGCTGTTGAAAGTGGTTGCATTGGCGTCAGTGACGCACATGCGCGCGCCAAGAGGCGCGGCACTCGGCAGTTGAGCAACGGTGTAGCTGAAACCCGACGAAGCCCCGGTGACGTGCCCACGCGAAGAGCAGGCAATCATCTCGTTGGGCAGTTGGCTTGCCCCGTCATAGGTAACATCAGACAGGAAGCCGTAAGGCATCTTGTTCCCGCCAGTCCCATCCCAGACATGACAGCCGATGAACTTTATGCCGCGCGGATAATTGGTGCCCGCGCTGCCCTGCATGATGCGGAAGCCGCTGTTGTTCGAATTGAACGCGCCAGTAGGATTGAAGGCATAGCAGCCAGTGAAAACAATCCGCTGGGTGTTCTTGCTGGCATCGAGAGGAGTTGTGTTTGGCGAGGCAGCGACGAAACCGCAGAAGCCGAATCGCTCAGACACACAACCTGAAACAGCGATGTCATGGGCGCAGTTTGCAAACTTGAAGCCGTAAGTTGTCGTCTCGCGCGTCGAGCAACCGGAAACCGCAAGGTTACTGTTGCCTTCAGTCAATGTCGCAGTGATTGCGCCAGAGAAGTCAAAGCCCTGGTCGACATCAGCCGCGATGCAACTGGACACCGTGGAATTGAGAACTTCCGCAAAGAGGAAGCCGCGCGAATACCGTTTCGCCAGCGAGCCAGAAAGACGGGTTTGCTGATCGCGTGAGATGTTACCGATGAAAGTGACGTGCTTTGCCGCAGTCAGATCAAAGCCATTTTGGCAATCATTGGTCGGATCAGGCGAGGCCGCAACGATGCGATCGTGGCAGGTATTTCCCGATACCAAGGAATAGCGGAGCGAACGGAGGTAAAAGCCCGTCCCATTGCCATTCCCGAACGCACGGCAATTCGTGACTCGGATGTAATCGACGTAGGTAACGCCGACATTCGAGGACGCAATCTTAAGGCCGCCACGGCTGCTATCGTCAGCGCTTCCGGCATTCTCGACAGTGCCGAGATCGAAGGTGCAATTGTCGACAAAGCAACGCGACTGATCAATGATGGACAGCAGGAAAGCCTGCGTTGCCATGACAGAGGTATTTGCCCACTTCAGATTTGCATTGCGCAAACCCTTGAACGTTGATGGAACCAACGCCGTCCCGATCGCATAGGTGCGGCCATTGCCATCAACCACCCGGCCAGACTGCAGCGCACGCAGCATTGGCGTGTAGTCATCCGCCACACCATCGCCGACCGCGCCGAAATCTTCAGGGCTTACCGTGTCGCGCAGTTTGCTTTGCGCCGTGCGCGCAACCGCGTTGGTAAGGCTATGAATGAAGCCGACAAGAGCAGAGCCGCCAGAGACGGCAAGGCTTGCGTTTACGTCAGCTATGACATCGCCAGCGACACCATCAACCAGCGCCGCCAACATTGCCGCCGTGGCAATCTCAGCCTTTGGAACGGCGGAACCGCCAGAGCGGAGATAGATGCGGAGGCGCTCATCCTCCCACGTTACGAACGTCTCGCCATCAGCCACGCCCGCAACACCAGCGTTAGCATCATCAAAGAGCAGACCGGCAGCAATCAGCGCAATGATTGTTGACAGCGTTTCAGCCAGGGCAGCACTTGCCGCAGCCGGTGCCGCAAAGTCGTCGACGGAGATTGTCGAAGGCGCGCCATCGTCAGCAAAGAACAGCGCCTTGTTCGCGCGATCGGTAGAGGCTGGAAGGACAAAGCCACCTTCATCGATCGGCGCACGCAATGCGCGGTCAGCCTCGCGCTTCAGTATCTGATCACGCAAAGCGGCGCGGTCATTGGTGTTGTTGACCGCAGATGCCCGCCATGCAGAACCGTCCGCAAACGAAGTCTGTTGAACAAAGTCGACATCGAGATACGGGATGACCTTGACGCCCGAGGCAGGAGCCACTGCAAAGGTCACAGTTCCGGTCGACGGGACAGTCCCAGAAAATGAGACGGTGAAGCCGGTCGCTACCGTTTCAGTGCCATCCGTAGCCCTAAGCAGAACAGACACATCATCCGCCGCCAACGCTTGGAACGTGAAGGGAAACGAGGTCGTGGAGCCGTTAGCGGTGTATGGCCCCGAATATGCGTTGGTCGTGCTGACAGCCATAGTAGCCCCACAGAAGGTTTCTGCGGGTTTACGGGGCAGCTAGGGGGGGTTGAATCGCCCGTCAGTCAGGGAGCTACCCCTTAGGATGCGCCTTTGCGAACTCGGCCATTATTCTGAGTGCAATGGCGGTAGGCCATGCTTCGGCGATTTGCGAGTTTGCGAGCTGGCAGTATTCCAGAACGCAGGCCCAATCAGGCTCTGAAAGCCGGACTGGCTCCATTTCCCGATATGCCCCGTCGCTTATGAAGGCCGCAACGATCCGCTCAAGCGTGGCGGTATCGATGTGCGCCTGCGCCCGTGCTTCAGGATGCGCAGCAATAAGAGACTGGATGAAACTGGAAACGTCTTCCCCGCCGACGTCGACAGTGAGATATCCGTCATGCTGCTTGTAGCCTTTGAACCTTCGCCAGAACGCGCGGATACTCATCCTTTTGACAGACCTTTTTCGATGAGGCGGCGGATTGCCTCTGAGCGTGAAACGATGCGCTCCTTGAAGCGATAGTCGTCAATCCGATCCACAAGAGATTGCGGCATCGGGGTGATGATGCGGGGGTCTTTCTCTTCAGCCATGCCGGACGGATACGAGAATATGCCCGCTATGTCAAATATGCTGTTGGCATAGGTATGCCAACGACATACTTAGCATAACAGAACGGCAGGGCGCTACCAACACCCCGCCGCTCTTAACCGCTAACGAGAGGCTTACTCGTCATGGCTGAATTTGCTTTTACACCGCTGCAGTCCCCTTCGCCACTGGTTCCGAGCGACAGCGCCATCATCCGCGAGATTTTGGCGCAGCTTGTGAAGAACGGAGGGCGTAGCTGATGCACCAGTTCAGCTTCATCCCCCAAAACCACCTCGCCGCACGGGATCACTCAGGCCGGTTCTTAATGGTGGACATGGATGCTCGTCCTTCCTCGGGCAGGGTATGGGCCAAAGCCTTCGGAGCATGCCCGGAGATTACCACCGCCGCTGCGGCAATCCGTGATGGCATGCGCGTCCTTGGCGGCGTTGTCGGCTTCTACAGCGCGATAGGTGCATCATGACTGCCAAGGTCATCCCCTTCGCTCCAAAGCCAAAACCCTTTGATCCCTTGGCTTTTGCCCCCGACGTCCCGCCTTTTGACAGGTCCAAACCAACCCATGTCCGCGCGTGGAACACCATATGTGCGCTTGGCGCGTCCGAGTGCGCAAAGCGCGAACGCTGACAACATCGGGCGATTCAAATGTCCGCGAACACAACCACTCTTCCGCTTCTCACGAAAGGAGGCCGTCATGGCCGCTAAATCCGAAACCACTGAAATCGTCATTCCTCCGCTGATGCGCGGTGTCACTCGCATTCGCATCATCGGCCAGACACCCCTGTTCCAGAACCGCATGACTGCCAAGGTCAAGATGGGCTTGCTCGTCGGCTCACAGAAGAAGACCAAGGCGGAGCGCGCGGGCATCAAGCACCATCCCATCGATGAGTACCGCGACAGTGCGGAAATCTTGGGCGATGGCCCCACTGCGCTCGGCCTGCGCATCGTTGCGCTCAAAGCGGCCATGTGCACGGCAGCGCTCGAAACGAAGGGTATCACCAAGACCTCCTGCCAGCGCCTGCTGTTCATGCCGGGGGAATTTGCCCCGCTCTATGGAACGCCGAAGCTCCGCATGGACGTTGTACGCTCAGCAGATATCAACCGGACGCCCGACGTTCGTTCACGCGCCTACCTCGAACGGTGGGGCGCGGAGATCGAAATCCACCACGTTCTTCCGCAGATGCCCGTCAGCGCCGTAGTCACGCTGGCTTGCAATGCTGGCGTCCTCGTGGGGATCGGCGATTATCGACAAGAGAAGGGCAAAGGCGCGTTCGGCAGCTTCCGGGTTATTACTCCCGATACCGAAGATGCCGAATGGGATGATCTGGTCGCCAACCATGGCCGCGAGGCACAGTTGACTGCACTGGCAAACCCGGAGCCTGCTGATCGCGACACTGCCGATCTGCTCGAACACTACCAGAATGAACTGAAGCGGAGGGCGGCATGATGGACAAGCCCAAGATGCGCTTCACCAAGGAACTGCGCCAGCAGATCGTGCAGGAGTTCGCCGAACGGAACGGCGGCGTATTCGATGCAGGCGCGTTCCTGTCCGAAGTCAATCAGGTCGGCGAGACGCATCCGGCCTACGAGTGGTTCGAATGGAACGACCGGAAGGCCGCCCGTGAACACCGACTTGATCAGGCCAGATCGTTTGCGCAAGGTCTCCGCATTCGGTTCGAAGTCGAGACCGTGGAGCGCGGCAAGGTAACAGTTGTCAGCAGGGCAATGCCTCTGGTGATTTCGCCTGTCGCGACCCGCAGCACCGGGGGAGGCTATAAACTGGCCGACCCCAACGACCCAACGCATCTTGCCGAGCTTGCCCGCCAAGCAGCACAGCAACTGCGCTGGTTCAATGAGCGGTTCGAGGCCGCTCTGGCATTTGCGGAGGTTCCTCTTGATGGGCTTATCGCGATTGTGGAGCGTCTCGAAGCCGCAGGTTCCGCGGGCTTGCCTGAGGCGGCGGAATAGGCATGGCAGGCAAGGTGAGGCTTGGTACGGCGCGGTTGGGTAAGGCAGGCAAGGCGTGGCCAGGACTGACTTGGTGAGGGCTGGTCGGGCGAGATATCGCAGGCTAGGCAACGCGAGCTTAGGCAAGTTAAGGTTGGTCAAGGCAGGCACGGCATGGCTTGGCTAGGCCGGGCTTGGGCAGTCGGGGCAGGCTAGGCGAGGTCAGGCTTGATGAGTCGAGAACCGGCTTGGTACAACCAAGTGAGAGGGGTCGGGAAACCGGCCCCTTTCTACATGCGCGGAGTTTCCTCTGCGACATTCGCCAGATCGGGCACTCGCTCAGGACTGGTCTCTCCCGGTCTCCACCAGTAATCCGTGCCGATGTCCTGCGCCCGCTTTTCCAGCATGTGCCAGCTTTTCGCGTAGTGCGGGTCCAGTGCCTCCGCCAACTGGTCGCTGAACATCCTCTGCAGCGCTAGGCGGAGATACCAGATATTGCCCCCTGGCATTTCGTTCGCGACGATCTTGGACGCAGCCCCGCCAACATTCCCATCCTTGTCGCTGAAACCCATCTCGTATTTGGCTTTCTGCACCCCTGCGCCGACAAGGCGGGTAGCATTGTCCAGCGTATCGATCACCGGCCCGCCAATCCACTTGGCCCAACTCGACATGCGCGGCTCGACCACCATATTGAGCAAGTCGCCAATCATGCCCCAACCACCTCCCTGTAACGAGGCGGCTACCCAAAAGTCAGGGCTATCCATCGGGCGTGGGTCACGGCCCTTGAGGATTTCGCGAAGCTGGATTGAAACCGCCCCGGCCATTGTCGTCACCAGTGCGAACCGCGTCAGGTATTGCGCGCGCTTCTTCCAGTCGGACATTTCCAGAATGCGGCGGCCATGCGTGAGAAGCATGCTGATGCCGAAAGATTTGAACAGGAGACTATTCAACACAGTCTCGCCTAGGACTGTGCCCTTCTTGATACTGTCATGCATCACCGCCCGCGTTTCGAAATCGGCTTGCTGGACTGCTACCTTTTGCTCTCGTGCGATCATGGACAGGAGGCGGTCGCCAAGTTCGGGGTCCGCAACATCCTGCGCGAAAATCCAGTCCGCGCCATTCTCCGACCGGATCGGGGTGGACCGGATAGCATCCCAGCCTTCACTGCCGATCCCACCTCTTTCCAGCATCTCGCGGAAGCCTTCATCAAGGTCCGCGAATGCCTTGCCGCGCACGTCGGCAATGTGCCCAAGAACGCCCATGCCAAAGGCCGCATGACCGGAATCGGTCCAAGCGGTTAGCCCGCTCACCCGCAGCACGCCTTCGGCCATTCGCCCCATAGCGCCAGCGGCCAGTTCATCGTTCAAAGCGCGTAGACGACCTGCCGCATCATTGATCCACCCTTCGTAGATCAGGCCCATGCGCGCAGCGAGCGCCCGATGTTCCGCGTTCTTCGGATTGAGCAGTTTGAGCTGGTTGCCCATGATCTGCGTGAAGGGCAGTTTGTAAAGCCGTGCCGCGTTGTACTGAGTGGCGATGTCACCTGGCAGGGCCGAGACGATTGCGCTTCCGAGGCTCTTGGCGGTTTCGAACGACCGCACCGCCTTGCCGACGTTCGCCAGCCACTCACGCGCCGGTCGCTGATTGAGGCCGTTGTATTCGTTCCAGAGCGCATCCATGCGAGACAGGGTGGACTGCACAGCCTTGACCGCCTGCCCCTTGTCGTCCGCCGTGTAGGCAGCTTTCTCAACCGTATCGCGCAGCCACTTCACACCCGCATTCGGATTGGGACCGAACCGCTCCATGGCGGCGATGTCACGTGCCATGCCCTTGATGTAGCCGGTCATTGCGCCGTAGGGCGTGCCACGCCCAAAGGCCTCGTGATAGGTCATCCAGCTATCGGCGTCCTTGAACACCAGAAAGCGCGGATCGGATCTGCGATTGGCAACGCTCCTGCCGCCCACCCCGCCAGCATCACGCTTGAACCAGCCATCAGACCTGATCGTATCGTAAACATCGGACAAGGCGCTTTCGAGCGATGCCCCGGAGAATGGCAGGCCCGTCCGCTCGTCTATCATCGCCTCGCGGTCCAGAAGCGGTTTGATCGTGTCCCGCCAATTTTCGAACCCGGCTTCGCGGACTTTCATCCAGTCATGGCTTTGCGGGAGATAGCCGCGCCCGTTGCGCAGCTTGCCTACGTCCCCGCCAGCAGCATTGAAGCGGCGGCGCAGCATCTCGGCTGCACCAGTCCAAGCCTCAGCCATCTCTTTCGCCGATGTGCTTTCGACCTTCTCGCCGAACACGGCTCGGACAACATCCTTCAGTTCGGCTTCATTCCTCAGCCTGCCCAATGGGTCCGCATGATGGCGCTGCAGGATATCGCCGATCATGGAAAACGCGCGGCGCTGGATAGCCTCCCGTCGTCCGTCGACATTGGGGAAGTGGATGCCATTGCGGTCGGTGAAGAATGCGGGCGCGGCGTCGGGCGTGATAGAGCCATCGGGCGAAGCGGAGCGCAGGTCCGCGTCAATCTTCTGGCGCGCCATGATGCTTTTGCCCGTCAGGAACTTGCGACGGATTGCCGCCCGTTCCATCTGGTCCAGAACGATCTTGCTCGCCAATGCAGCGGCTGCGTCGTCACCGAGGTCATCGGCCAGACTGGCGCGGGCATCTTCGTATGCAGAGAGGATTTCGTCCGCCTGCGACTGATCCAGTTCCCCGCTATCAGTGAGGTCCGTAACGCAACGGTCGAGGGACATAGAGACTCCTGCTTGTTGGCAGACCCTTAGACAGGTTATGTCGTCAGTGAATCGCAGGAGGGTGGGCGCATGGACGATATGATCTGGTTTGGCGTCTGGCTCTTTTTTGGCGGTCTGCAAATAAATGCTTTAGCCAAGATGTTCCCGAACAAGCTGGCATGGCCGCTCGCCTCTCTGGCACTCGCGATTGGTTCGGTCTCAATGGGATTGTACCCGTCATTCTTCGACCGTGGCGAAGGGTTCTTTACACCAAATCGCGTCGTTTCGATGCTTATAGCGAGTATTGTTTTTGTCGGCAGTGCCGCATACGCGGAATATCAGATCGTTCTGCGATACCTTGAACAAGCGGACAACCGTATCCGCGATTTGTACACCAAGCGGTAGATCACAAGCACTTCCTCACCGCCTCGATACCAGCAAGGGTTTTCTTGATATCTTCCTCGGCCTCAGCCGCAGAGATCACCCCCTTTCCATCATCGAGGTCAACACGGTAGTTCGCCATACCATCGTCACCGAGATCGGCGCGGATATCGTGCCAAAGGCTTTCCGCTACCTCTGCAATACCATCCCCATCCGGTTCGTCGAATCGCGCCATGACCGCCTCAGGGGGGGGCGTAGTTTCTGGCTCAAGAAGCGCGCGCACCTCATCAGCGCTAGCCGGAAACCGCTCCGTTCCCAGCACCGCCTCGCCGGTCGATGGGTTCCACAGCATTGGGCCACGCTTGGTTTCGAACCTGTAATTGCCACTGGCATTGCCTTCGCCGTCGGTGCCCCAAGGACGGGCCTTGCCTGCCAGATCGGACGGAAGGTTGATCGTAACGCTTTCGGGCGCTATATCTGCATCAGCCCCGCGCGCAGGGGAGCGGTCCTGCGCAACTTCGTTGGCACCTCGGTAGTCCGCCGATGACGGGGCCTTACCCTTCACCTGATACGCTGAAAGCAGCCAGTGCTGCGTCTGCCCGTCAAAATCGAGCCGAACGACGGCGCGATGATCGAGGCTCTGTAGAACGACCCGGTTCTTGCTCTGAGACTTGACGCCCATCTGGTCGAGCAGTTCGGGAAGCCTGTCCAGCACCTCCTGATGCTTCTGGACGATCTTAGCCAAGCCGCCCTTGTCGCCGCCCCACAGAACGTCGATTGGTCCAACATCCTTGTGAAACAACGCGCCTTCGATCACACCCGCCTGATCGGCAATAAGGCGGTCGCGCGCATCCTCCCACACCGATTGTCGAGTGACCACCGGCTCAGAGCCAAGTGCTTCAGCATCGGACGCAGCTTGCGCAATCCGCCAGGACGTATCATCCGGGAACAGGTCGCGCCTCAATTGGGGCAGCGCGATATCCTCACCCTCGTACCGCGCTTCCGGTTCGCGCCCCTGCTCGTCCATGCGGGACCGCTCAATGTCGAGGGAGCGAGCCTCCTCATCGAGAGAGGCTATCAGTGCGTCAGCTGCGTCGGTTTCTTCACCCGCAATCCGCTCTATCGGCGCGTCACCTGCCACACCCATTTTCTCGCGCGACCATGCGATGAAGTCCCCGGCTGTCATCCCCTTCATGTGCGGGTTCGCCGCCATGACTTCGGCAGGCATGATATCTGAGAGCAGACGGTCGGGCTTCGCTGAGAATACCCGTGCGGCCCCACCCTGCCCAAGATGGTGCACGACATAGAGATTGCCGGGATCGTCGCTGAGACCGTGTTGGCGGAGGAAATAGGCGTTGTCCTGCGTCAGTCGCTGCATGAGACGCGTTTGTAGCGAAGCATCGCCCTTCCGCCCGAGAATCGCAGCATCCGAAAGACCGCTGTTCGGGAACTCTCGTCGATAGGTCTTGAGCCAAGTGCCATTGGTGAAGCCGTACAACCCCGAGGCGCTGGACGTTTGCGACCTCGCGTTAGGATTGTTGCCGCTTTCCTGTTTGGAGACAGCCGAGATGAACGCGCCCACACCAGAAGGTTTCTTGGGCTGCGGCACGAAACCTGCCGGGTTGTCGATGCGCGCCGTCGCATCACGGAGGCGGTCGTTATGGACGGTGCTGGCGGTATAGGTGCCGACGTAGGGGCTTGCCTGCTCGATCTGCGCATCACGTTCAACGACGTTAATGGCCGCAGCCTGCTCCGGGGTAAGCTCCCACTCTCCGCGCACAGAGTCCTTCAGCGCCTTGGCGAGGCGCACGTCTTCGGGGATCAGTTTCTCACCAATCTTGTCGATTGCCTTACCGGCCACATGCCCCACAGCCGGAACGCCCGCACCGACAACTGCGGCAACACCAAGCCCGACAAGGCGCTCCTGCGCAGTTAGGGCTTCACGGCCCTGCGCCTTGCGCTCCTGATTGATCATCGGTTGCTCAACCAGTTCGGTAGCCGTGTTGATCGCTGCTTCACGCAGGATGGAACCCGCCACTGTCTTTGCCGTACCCCCGATGCCCATGCTCAGCGCATTGATCGGATCAGTGAAGCCTGCGCCTATTCCCCCCGCTAGCCATGGCAGAGTCGGCGTCCGTGACGCTGTTTCCTCGTCTTTGGCATGCCGGGTCTTGAACTCGCCAATCCAGCGCTTGTCGAACTCTGCCCGCGTATTCGGTACGTCGGGGAATGCTTTCGGGTTTCTCGAACGGATCGCTTCAATCTCGCTCCAAATGCGCGAATATCGCTCCTCGTTGTCTGCGCCGGGGACATCCATGATGGGATCAAGCATCCACTGTCGCCGGAACGTGCGTGAGGCGGCGGGATTATCGAGAATCGAAAGTCCTAGATCTCGGTACGTGGTGCGGTTCAGGTTTTCAAACGTGCCAGGGATATCGTCCCGGTTTGAACGGAAAGTCGCCTGCAATCCCTCCAGCCAACCAGGGGTTTCTGGTGGGCGCGTGTCAGCAGGGCCAAAGCCACTTACGCGTTCCGGGTCGAAAGTGAAGGCGTCCTGAGTAGGCATCAGTCGTTGAACACCGCTTCGAATTGCCGGCCATCCCGGCCCATCACGGTTTTATCCCCAACCATCCACTTGTAGCGGCGGGGTCCTATCGCAACGGGACGTGCCGAACGGAGGTCAGCAGGCGTGCCATCAGGATTGACTGGCCCTTTCCCGGGATTGGTCCTGATCCACTTGAATACGCGCGTCGCAAATTCATTCTGGGTCATGCCATCAGGCACAAGGAAGTATTGACCGTTAACCCAGCCACCGAGGCCACCCCTCTTGTTAGGGCCAGTTCCGACCGAACCGAGGGCGCGGTTCAGGCTGCGCTCAAAGGTCACATTGTTCATTGGCTCGCCGGTCCGATGCGCTTCGTTCGCAGCAAGGCTTTCGGCAAGGCTAAGGATCGCATTTTTTTGCGATTGCGGCATAGCGCCAAGGGCTTTGTCGAAGCCAGCGCGGACAGTCTTTATGCGCTCCTGATCGCGGGGCGCTTCTACGGCAATCAGTTTCTTGTCGGCCTGCAGTGCGGCCTTGCCATCCAAAGCATCGCGCCGTGTCTCATATGGCAGCGTCACGACCTGCTGCAGGTATGCGTCGTCTGGCGCGACCTTGCGCGCAGCGGCAGCGGCGGACTGCGCAGGGAACACGGCCAGCATGTTCATTACAGCCTCGTATCCACCCGGCCCGGTCTTGAGTTTCGTTTGCAGGCTCTGCGCCTCAACATCGGTGAGAGGATCGGCCACACCCATCCGCTTCGCCCACGCCGCGCGCGCAACAAAGCTATCCGCCTTGTCGGTTAGGGTCGGGGGAACCTCGTTCGGGGAGCCGTTCTGGATATAGAACCCGACAGGGTCGGAGGCATACTGGCTATCGAGCGAGCCGGTCTTGTCATTCAGGTATTTCAGTTCGGCTTGCTGGTCGGGAGTCCGCTTTTTCACCGGAATGCTATTGAGAGCGGCAATCCGCTGCTGCCGCTGGATCGGCGTGGCCTTGCTCCACGTCTGCCCCCACACAGCCTCCTGGCCAATCTGCTTCAGTTCGGAGGTAACCGACTTGTCACCCTTCTGGGCATAGTACTGCGCCAACGCGGGGAGCCTGCCCGAGACATCAATGCCACGGCCCGCGTCATTCCGAACCGCTGCGAGTTCGTCAGACATTTGCTTGTCGACAACCGCCGCCTGCCGCTCGGTTTCAATCTCTTTTGCCCTAACCGCGACCCGCAGAGCATTCGATGCAGCCAAGCGGTCATCAGGCGTCATTTCATCGCCATGTGCCGCCATGTAGGTTTGTGCGATGGGTAGATCACCGTCAGTGATGGCGCGCTTTATCGTGTCGGCACGGATTGCCGACTTGGCAGTCTGGACCTCCAATGCCGTTTCTTCCGGCGAATAGCCGCGCAAGGACGCATATCGCTGCGCCGCTGCCGCCGCTTCATCTACCAGCGCCGTGTGTCGATCTGCATCACCATAGCTGTTGACCGCGAGAGTGGAGGCTTGGCTTTTCTCCGCTGCCGCAGTGCCAATCAGCATCACCTTGTTCTGATTAGCCGAATGCCTCCCAATTGCCTCGACATAACCCAAAGCATCAACGTCCAGAAGTTGCTGCGCGTATTTGCGCATGCGTGGATTGGTCGCCTTGTCCAAGACTTCATCGCGAAGTTTGTTCACTCTGTCTTGCGTTACCGCGCCGGAGTCGACCGCCTCCTTCCCGTTAAGGACTGAGAACTGCGTGTAAATCGGGTCGGCTTGCTCCTTGTATTCCAAACGAAGCTGGCGGGCGTAATCCTGATCAAGGGTATCAGCGCGCCTATCCTCGTCCTGCGCGAACTGGCCAACACTCTGAGCAAGCCGCCGCCCTGCCTCTGCGACCATCTCACCGCCAGAAGGCCCAGACGGAGCGCGGAAACGTGCCTCAACAGACGGCGTGCCTTGCGTGGCGGGATTATAGACAGGTGCCCGAGGCATCAGAATATTCCCGGATTGCTGCTAATAGTGTTGCGGGCGCTAGAGGATAGCCGAGGCACATTCTGCCACTTCTTGGCATCCTTCATTTGTCCATATTGAGACGCGCCGCCCAATACCGTCGAGCCGAAGTCAGCAGCGCCACTCACGATCGCGCCTGTCTTTTGCGATCGGGCAAGATTGGCTTCCGCGCCGTAGTTTGATGCAGCGATGTCCCGCGACTTCACCGCGTTTGCACCAGCCTTGTAGATACGGCCCACGTCCTCGCGCCCGAGCATATCGGTGTCAGCCACAACGTCGGATGCCGTGCCGAAGTCCAGACCGACGCCATTGGCTGCAGCCGCAACGCGCTGTTGCCCTTTGACCTTGGCAACCTCGCGATACCGAGCAAGCGCAGCATCGCGAGTATTCTGCATCTCTTCTTGCGCGGCATTGCGTTCCATCGCCGCATTGCGTTCAGCAAGGTTGCGCTTCAGGTTCGCTTGCTGGACCGCCATTACCGTTCCAGTGGCCGTCGAGATTGCCGCCGTCCCAGCAGCTACCAAAGTCAAGGTGGCCGGATCGCACATTACGCAGCCACCTTTTCGAAGTAGTGGAAGGGCGTGCCGTTCACGTCGATTGCCTTGTCGTCCACGGTAAAGCCCCAGCGCCGCAACAGGCGGATTGCCTGCCCATTCTGCGCCGACACTAGGTTTGCAAGCCGTTGGCGTGAATCGCCCATACGCGACAGGATTCCAGGCCCCCACATCAGGAGTTCCCGGCCATGGCGGTAAACCTCATCTGTCCCAAGGAACCACGGCACCGCCTCGCCGGTCAGCGCATTATGATCCACCACGCCGAACATCGCGTGCGGCTCCATATCAACCAGCGCCGTCCAAGCCTTCGACGATGACAACAGGCCATGCCGCAAAGCCTGTTTCGGAGTGCGCCCGAACGCTTCCACTTCCATGCGATCGATTGCCCGCATCCGGCGCGCAATGAAGTTCACATGCCGGAATGCCGCAGGGACTATCCGGATGCGACTATCCATTGACGATCGGATCCAATGCCACACCGAGCAGCGTGAAGGGCAGCGGGTCGACCTGCCTGATAAGTACGCCAACATTCTCTGCAGCCTTGTTCGCCATGTTGACCGTCACCTCACCATTGATGAGGCTATCGGCAGCACCATAGGCTTCACCCGTTCGGCTTTTCACGATGAACAGGTTGTCTGCGTTGATGCCCGCAAGGATAGAGCGCGTATCAGCAACTGTCAGCACCACCTCGCCAAGCCCTTGCGACCGGCCAAGGTTGAAGCCAGCGCTTTGCGTATTCATGCGAACCGGCAGCGTCTCGACTTCGGTGGTGTATGGAATACCGAATGTCACCCGAGATACAGGGCCAAAGTCATCAGGCAGGGTGATTGAGCCGTTGGCCACGGTCAGATCGCGAATGACCTGTCCGTCACAGACACCCACGACATCGGTTCTACCTTCCAGATGCCAAAGCCCGGTAAAGTGCGATTGAGGCGCTTCAAAGGATGCAGAGACAGCGCAATCCATGAAGCAGGCATCATCTACCGTATCCCAACGATGCGAGGCCATGCGCTCGACAAACTGCCTTGCAACACCATTCACAGTGCGCTCGACAATCATGTACAGCCGATCCTCGCCGTTCTCCGTGATCGAGCAGACCGACTTTACCAGCCCATCTGTTTCGCACAGCGTCCAGCCCCAGACGTTTTGCTCTTGCTCCCATGTGAAGCAAAGCAACTTGCCATCAGAGCGCGCCGCCCAGATCACCGATCGCGGTTCCTGTGCATAGGCCCAAGATACAATCGACATCTGTTGGAGGAAGTGCGGCGAGAAAATGGAAACGTCATTCGACTTCAGCCCATCAATCGCGAAGTCAAAACCCAACGTGCGAACAGATTGCCCCGTCGAAGGCGCATAGAAGACCACATTATCGACCACCAGAGGCGGAAGGCGTGATGATCCACGCCCGGTCTGCCTTCTAGTAGCTGGCGGAGTTGTCGCGTCCAGAACGCCGCCATTACCGTCCCCGTCGATGTTGAACACGCTGTCCGAGGTCAGGGCGATCAGCGAGGTTGTCGTCACCAACTGGTTTACCGAGTTCACCCGGCCCGCAATGATCGTGAATGCAATGCTGTCATCGGCGCGCAAGGGACGCGACCTATCCATGTTTTCTAGCTGGCCCGATCGCGTGCCCCAAATGCCATGCGGGATGTTTCTGGTCCGCGCCCACATTGCCCGTTGCTCAAATAGCGTAACGGTCGAGGGATAGTCACCAGCGCCGGGGAATGGATTGTATGCCTGCGGAGGGGCCTTATCCAAGGCTGGTCCGATGTTGTCATCACGGAACGTCAGGTCTTCTGTCGTGCCGATGTAGCCAAAGAACTGCGAGTTTTCCGCCTTGTAGACGTTGTACCGCGTAGCCCCTGCCACTGCGCTCCAAGTGACCGTGTTGTAGTTCTTCTTGAGCGTCAGATCATTCAAGCCCGTCGCTTGCCCCGATGCACGGCTTTCCTGCCCGGTGTCATCATTGAACGCAGTCACGACATAATAGGCATTCTGCGGAAAGTAGTTCGCGCCATCGTTGTCCGCGTCGGTGTTGCCAACCGTGCTGACGCAGTTGCAATCAGTCGGCGCAGCGACCGTAGGGCCGAACGAAACGTCCTGAAATTCCCAATCCGTGTGAGCATTGCGGACCAGTTTGCCGGGGATATGGTCAATGTGGGCAATGAACATCGTGTCTGCGGTTTGCTCGAAATCGAGTTCCGCCAGTTCAACGCCGTTGTACGGACTGCCCACCTTGTAGACGCGCGCGCCGCCCATCAGAAACCATACCCAGCTTTGTAGCCGAACAGACCACCAGCGCCGCCATAGTAGTCGGGCGGTTCAGGTTCGGCCACAGGAGGAGGAACCACAGGCGCGGTCGGGACAACAGGCGCACCAGAGCGAACCACACCGCCATCGCATGAGGTGAACGCATCAACGCCGCTTGTATCCGCATCGATCGTGAAGTTGTTATCGTCGACGATCGTGATGACCGGCCATGCGCGACCATTGAGGAAATCGCCCATTCCGCCATCAACACCAGTGATGTAGAACAGATCACCCGGCAACAGGCCATGATAGGCCACAGTGACCTTTGCTTGCGAGGCATTGGTTATCGCCGATATAGCCTGCTCTTCTTCAAGCAAACGGCCACCAAATGCGCAGGGCGACATATAGCCTTGCCCCATTTCCAAGGCGTATGTTTGCGTCAGCGAGAACTGGAAAGGCACGAGGCGCGTCGGCTGAGACGGATTGATAACTTCAGCGACCAGTTGCGTGCCAGGGCGCTTTGTCAGACCGCCATACTTGAGGATCAGGACGTTGCGCGCCTTCTTGACGCCAGCGGCATACATATCCGCATCAAACCGACCATAGAGGTCAGGCGCTATCTCACCACGGCTAAAGTTCGGTTGAGCAGTGCGGAACGTCACGGCACGTAATTCCCAACACCGGCCCGCGCATACTCAGCTTCCGAGATGTACCGACGAGGCGTGGATTGCCGCTTGTTCTCTTCATCGGCGATCGCGCGCTGACGTGCTACCTCAGCCTGTTGCGATAGGTATTGCGCAACCTTGGCGTCCTTCTTGATCGGCAGGGCAATCCGTGCGCCAAGTTCAAGCTCAAATGCACGCTGGACCGAAGCAGGCAGGTCCGCAGCCGTGATGGTCTTGCGCGTGTAAACCAGTGTCGCGGTCGGCACGTTGGTGTAGATCACACCGCCTTCATTGAGAAAAGCCAGCGCAATGCCATCCTGAAGAGGAAACGAATAAGGCCCGAACGTCGGCAGAATTGTGGCTGTATCCTCTACCTCCCGCACCGCAAGAGGCTGAGCCATGTCGGCAGGCACCGCGTAGGCATAGAGCCATTCGGCAGATCGATCGTTAGTGACAGCAGCCAGAACTTCGCGCTTGGTCAGCCAATGCCATTCAGTCCAGTCAGCCAGTTCATCAAGCAAAGGTTGAGCGAACCGGACAACTTCGCGTGCCTCAAGCGAGCCTTCTTCAAAATCAGCAATGGCACCAGCGGCGATTTGCCCTAGTGCCCGGTTGCAGAGTTCCAGAAGCGTAGCCATCAGGCGACAGTTCGGGCCGTGATCTTGACCGTCTGCCCAGTTGTCACAAACGTGCGCAGCGGCATCTGCACATTTGCAGGGAGATAAAGCCCGTTGGTGGTCGTGGCTGCTTTCGTCTCGCCATCACGGCTGATCGTGACGTAATGAGCCGTATCCGAAAACAGAATGCACACATCACTGTTAACCGGAACGTTGTTGGACGCATTCGACGTGCTGGACGTAGTGACCGTCTCAGTGCTGATAGGGAAGCCTGCAACCCCCAAATCCACGTTGTCGAAATAGGAAATGTAAAGCGTGGCCATATCAAACCCCTTTTGTTGGGGGATACGGCCAGCCCTTGGGCGGTTGAATCGCTCAAGGCTCCAGTGCGGTTATCCGGGCCTCATGGTCAGCCGCAGTCGCCTGCAAGGTTGCCACCAACGCCTCTAGCGCGGCAATGCGGTCCTCATGGTCAATGACTTGCGCGCCGTTAGCGGGAACGGTCGGAGTGCCGACTTCCTGATACCGCCGAACCGGGGTACTGGTAAGGTTAAGGTCTTTGCCTTGGAACATGAAAAGAGGGCCGAGGTTTCCCCCGGCCCCGCCCCCTTAGTCTTCAGCCTTGGCACGAGGGCGGGAACCACCCTTCTTGCCGTCGCCATCATGATCGAGAGGATCGATCGCTTCCCACGTCTTGCCCTTGGGGGCGTCAGTCGTGAACTCTTCACCCGCGAAGATGTAGCGTTCGTCGACATAGACGTTTTCAGTTGCGCGATAGGTTGCCATTACGCACCCCCGATCGTCTTGTTGGTCTGGCGAGCCATGACCACACCGGCAGTAATCTTGCCGGTCGTCGGCGCAGTGCCTGCTACGGTGTAGTTCAGGCGGACATAGCGCGCCTTGGTCCCTTCAGGGAACTCATAGGGCGTATCGAACTGGAAGCCAGCCACCAGAGAGGCAAGGGCAACAGTGGCCCCGCTCTGGATCGTGGTCCAGGTCGAATTGTCCGGCGAGGTCTGCACCGCAACAGTCAGCGAAGTGAGGTTGTTGAACGTCTCGGTTACGCGAACCGAGAGGTAAACGCATTCCTCACCAATGCCGATGTCGCGCGTCATGGCCGAGCCACCGAAAGGCGTTCCGGTTGCGCCGAGGTCGATCACATTGGTCGACGCCGCCGTTGCCGTGATTGCCTGCGCATCGGAGAGCAGGAGCGAGTTATCGTAGATCATCGGTCGATCTCCTTACGAAAGCGCTGCTTCGGTGTTGAGCAGGGCGTCGGTTTCACGGATGGGGATGCCGCGCCAAGTCAGGACTTCCTCACCCTGAATCTCCATGGGCCGCAGACGCACGAAGTTGTCGGTCGAGCCGCCGCGACCATTGGTCTGTTCGGCATCGAGCGCTTCCATCAGCGTACGGTTCATGTAGATCACAGTGCGACCCGGCGACATCTGGCCCGGCTTTTCCATCTTGTAGGCGCGACGACCCTGCAGCTTGTAGTAAGCCTTGCGCATCAGCGGATTGAGCGCAGTCGAACCAGCAATGAGGTCCGAAACGTCAATGTTCGCGATACGGGCGTTGTAGCGCCAATCCTTGACGGCGATGCCCGCGTGCTGCGTGAACATCTCTTCCTTCACGTAGTAAGGATTGTTCGATGCATCGAGGACGCGCTGCTCGCCCTTGTCTTCGCGCATGACACCAGCAGGGATGTTTTCCGGCGTCAGCATCGAGGTCTGACCGTCGCCATGGGTGACGAACCAGATCGAAGCGTTGTCGGAACCCGAGCCACCGCCGTTGATGACGTTGGCATTGGCCAGCGTGTTGTAACGCGGTGCGAGACCGTGGAACTGCTTGCCGTTGATCAGCACGTTCGAATAGAACACAGCGCTTTCCATGGTCTGGGCCATGGTTTCGAGGAAGCCGTTTGCTTCCATAAGCCGCAGCTTCGAAGCCTGATCGGGCTTCAGCTTGAGCAAGCGGGCGTCGACGCTCGACAGACCTTCAATGAAGCCGGTCGTGTCTTCGACCTGCGTGTAAGCGCCCTTGCTCTGTGCAATGCCCTGATAGAGCGCGCCCCAAGAGACGGACGGCAGACCAGTGCGGATCGAAGAAACGTGCTTCGATCCCTTGTTGCAGGTGATGACGTTGGCGTCCTTCATGAAGGGCGTCAGGTTGGTCAGGGCTTCGACGACATCGCCGATCCCGTCACCGCCCGCTTTCAGAACGTCGATGAGATTCCAGTAGGTAGTGCCAAGAACGGCCATGATTACCCCCTTTAGTCGTTGGGATAGAGCCGCTTTTCGAGCGGCGTTTGGGTTGAACCTCCCGCGCCGGAGCGCACGAAGTCACCATCCTCAGACACCATCTCACCAAGACGCCGCGCCATGCGGATCATGTCGGGATGATTGCCAAGTCCGGTTTCGGTGAGCAGTTGGCGGAAGGGATGGCCTTCGGTGTACCCGAGAGCATCAAGGCCCTTGCCTGCCAAATGCACGGTCTGTTCGCGGTTGCCGCCGCCAATCTCGGCATCAGCGTTGAAGGCATCGAGCCATTCCCTGCGCTGCGCCGCCATCAGGTCCGTCATCTGCGCGGTCTGTGCAGTGATAGCCTTGTCCATTGCCTGCTTGACGATCGGCAGAAGAGCGTTGGCCTGTTCGTTCGAAAGGCCCGCTTCCTTCAGGATCGGTTCGGCAGTGCCCAGCAGGTCCGCGTCGATCTCCATCCCTTCAAGGGCGAGTTCGTACTTTTCGGGCACTACGGGGGTGGCTGGTTCCTCCGCCTTGACTTCCTGTTCCGGGGGCGTGGCCTGTTCGTCAGCCAGCGCGCCGCCAAGCACGGTTTCATCGACGACAGCATCAGGCGTCGTCGTCTCCACCGGGGAGGTCTCTGTAGCGGTCTGTGTCTCGATTACGGTTTCGTCTGCCACTGGTCGGCTCCTTGGGGTTCATTGCTTCGCGGATTGCTGCATCGAGCGTCGTGATCGCTTCAGGATCAGCGGCACGAATTTGCTCAGGTTGGCCAAGGTGGGCCATCTGCAGCAGGTCGAACCCCAGGCTTCGGCGTCCCTCGAAATGGCCGAGGTCACGCCCTGTTTGCCCATTGGCAGGAGCGTAGTGGCCGAGGATGCCCGCGCTTTGAATCGCGGCGAACAGGAAGCGTCGGAACTCAGGGCGAGACAGAAGAAATTCAGCGTCGTTCGGATCTAGGATCACGCAGGCATCATCCTGTTGAGGAGGCTTTCACCGCCGCCGACATCGGTTTCAGAAAGCAGGCGGGCTGCATCTGCGCCTTGCTGCATGGCCGGAGCCATCGCCGCCATCTGCGCGGCCTGTTGCTGTTGTTGACGCGAGGCGCGGATAGCCTCCACATCCTTGATGTTGCGGATCAGTTTAGCAGGCGCACCGGCACGATAGCCGTATTCATCAATCGCCTCGTCGAAGTTGATCTTGTCGAGCGCTTCAGGATTGACCGCAGCCATGTTGCCGACAAAGCCAACAACGCGCTCGATCTGGCCAATGCCGACCATGCGCTGCATCTGCGTCAGGATCGACACGAACTCGACATTGATGGGAGCGCCGGACAAGGCTTCAGGAACAGGAGGCAGCATCTGCCCGCGCGACATGATGCCGAACGCGCGATCGATCGCAATTTCCAGCTTCTCATTGGCAACGCGCTCAATGACCGGGCCAAGCTGCGTCAGCTTTTCCTCGTTGCGCGCCGCAATCTCCTCCATGTTGCGAGGCTGCACCCCGCGCATGTTGGTAATGGCGTTAAACAGGTCAGCGAAGGAAAGACCATCGATTTGCTGATGGCACTTCACGATCTCCTCGCCGATCGCGTTCACGGCCTGATACGGCATCTGGTACGGAACGATGATCTGGTCTTTGTCGACGCTGGACGCGGTGACAGTGCGGCCCGGTTCACCAGTCAGGCGGATACCTGCAGGCACGATCTTTTCAGGCTTAACCATCGCGTCGATGGCTTCATTGCGGCGCTTGGCCTGCATCTGCAGTTCACGCAGCGCAGGCAGGCTTTCCATGCCGGGAGAGACTCCATAGGTGTCGCCGCCCACGACATCCCAACGCGGTGCCCAGAAGGGCTGTTCTTCGTATCCCGAGACGCGAAGCAGATTGCGCTCACCGTCCTGGTCATCCCAATAGACCGAACGCCACGGCTTTGACCCGAACTTGAGCGGGTTGTGGTCAGGGTTTGGCTCAATCGCGTGATAGAACTCAACCGGCTGTTCGTAGTCCGACTTGTCGTAAAGCCCACGGATACGGTTCGATACGCGGTTCTTGAACGTGTCGACGGCTTGCTTCACCGTCATCGGGCAGAAGCGGTAGAGCGTGTCAGGCGTCATGGCATCGCCCAGAGCGATCCAGTATTCCCCGGCAGTCAGGGCATGGCAGACCGAACCGACTTGCGGATGCTCGACCATCACGCAAGCCTCAGTGCCGAACAGCCCTTCCTCTGCGTATCCAGCCTTGACTGCGCCATAGAAGTTGCCGCCAGCAAAGAAGGCATACATGCGGCGCTCGACTTCGGAGAGCCATTCACGGATGCCTTCGCCCTCGTTCATCTGGTCATCAGCCAGCTTGAGCGTGAACCATGGACGCGATGCACTCGACAGACCCGAGGTCATGCCATTGGCCAGCGTGCGGAATGCTTCGATGCCGTGCGGATCAAACAGCGCCTTGTTGCGCGTGCGGCGGAGAGAGCCTTGCTTGTCCTTCTGGGTAGTCAGGAAGCGAGAGCGTGCAGGCTGCGCAAAGCGCGCGATATCCCGCCATTCGTCCTCATAGTCAGTGCGAATGTTCTTGAGGCCCACAAGCCGAAGCCTGCAGTGCTTGCGGATTTCCGCGTCTTTACCGGTGATTTCCGGAGCGTCAGCCAAGGGTAGGCTTGCCGACCGAGGGCGAGCCAAGCGTGCCCTGTGCCGAAGTGACAAGGCCAGCCATCAACATACGGCGGCGCTTGCTGTCATCCATGGAGCCAGCAGGAGCGCCAGCATCAGGCAGCTTTACCGCCTGCCGGTCAGGGACGGACGGGATATCAGGTGCGCCGCAGATGGTAGCCTCCTATCGAATGGACAGGAGGCGGTTTAAGCGGGGCTAGGAGGGCGTTGAATCGCGCCGGGTGTCAGAGTTCGTCATAACGATCCCGCCGCGCCTCAGGGGCTGCTATGGCAGGAAATGGCGTAGGGTCGAGCGCATACCTTTCCCGCAGTGGTGCAGAGTTGCGCCTGATCCAGTGGCGATCATGGCCGAGCGTCACCAGTGCGCGGCAGTAAGCTTCGAACTCTTGGTCAATCGAGTTCGCCATAACGGTCACCTCCACCGCTGTAGTTGTCAGGATTGAGATACCCCGGCACGTTGCGAGGCATCACAGGCTCAGCGAATGTGCAGGCAAGTGCATCGGCCCAGTCAGGGGATGGCAGGCCACGCTTTTTCATGTCCTTCTTGCGCTCCAAAATGACCCGCGTGTCATCCGACGCGAAGGTATAGGTCGGCCCGATAAGATCGTCGCGCAGCCGTTCCTCGTGCGGAATGGTGGCACCGCGCAGCCATGAGCGCATCTTGGTCCACATCTCGGCCCGCTTGTTTGCGGTTCGAACCCTTACGCCTGGCTCAAGTTCAGCATCACGACCTTCGCCGCCAAACCAGACTTCCATGACCGGCGTGTCAGGTCGAAGCTGGCGCAGGCGATCGACAATGGCCGCGCCGATATTGCCCGCGTCGACGAATATCGCGTCGGGGTGCCAGCGATCGGCCTCTAGGGCGATGTCACCGGCCAGTGTCATGCTATCCATCTGCCCCCACTTCTTCCAAGGGCGCGACACGGCATCACGTCCCTGCCTAATAGCCAGCACGCTTTCGTCATCGCCAAAGCGCGCGCAGTCCACACCAAAGATGACCGGATCGCTGGCGAGATTGGCAGGGACAGGGCGAGCCTGCGCATCCTCTACCAGTCCAAGCGGAATGAATTGCATCGACGAGGCCGATGGGAACATGCCACGGACACGGACCTTGGCAACGTCGCTGTCCTCGCCATAGGTATCGACGATTTCCTGCAGGTATTTCTTGTTCGTGCCTTCGACCGTCCGGCTATCAATCTGTTTCGTTTTCCAGAGATTGCGCTGCTTGCCGAAACATTCACGGAATGCGCCAGTGTTGAGCGTCGGATTTCCGAATGCCAGCCACAGTATTTCCGTGTCAGCGTCGGTCAGCGCCCCTAGCGCCACTTCCCACACCTTGTCAGCGATACCGGAGGCTTCATCGAAGATCAGGACAATGCGCTTACCCTGGTTATGCAGACCGGCGAACGCTTCGGTGTTGTTCTCAGACCACGTTACTAGGTCGGCCCGCCATGACTTGTCGCAACCTACGTTGGTCGAAACGAAAGATGTGGCGTTCGATCGAAACCAATCCGCAGTAATGGCGAGGCGCTGCCACTTAGCCAATTCCGGCGAGGTCTTGGTCAGCAACTGCGTTTCTGTGTTGGCCGTGACAACAATGCGAGTGTCAGCACACGTATCAAGCGCCCACTTGACCAGCATCCCGATCAGCGCCGACTTGCCAATACCGTGACCAGAAGCGCGGGCAATGCGTAGAGGCTCAAACCGCGTCTCAGGGTTTTGCAGATGTGTGCGGATTTCCTCCATTACGTCACGCTGCCAATTGCGCGGGCCAGTCATCCCGGCCAGCTCACCCTTGCCCCATGGGAAGGCGAAGCGAGCATAGTTCAGCGGGTCGGCTGCAAATGAGCCTATGTGACGCGCAATCTCTTCGTCAGGATCAACTTCAGTCTGCGTTGCCATGAACCCTCGCACGCGCTTCCTCTAGGATAGCCTTGCGGTCTGACTTCACGTTCAGATCCATGTCCTGCTTCGGCTTGCCCCAGCCACGATCAAGCACCGCATTGGCGGCAGAAACACGAGCAGCCTCAGCCGCCTCATCTTTCTCCATGATCTCGATAAGCACGGCCAACGCTCTTGCAGTATGCTCACGCGCCAAATCGCTGACCGATCGCCCATCATCCAAGACGTGCTTCGGTCGGCCATTGGGATTGCCGCTCTGTCCCTTTTTGAAAGCCATTAGAATTGTTCCTGCATTGCTAACAACGCCATCACAGCCCCCTCTTGTAAGGCTTGCGGTCTGTCGCGACGATCCGACGCGCGCCACGAGGAACATGTAACCGCTCGACGTGCATGGAGGGATGCCGAGCGGTCCATTTCTCTGTAGCGACAATCTGGACGCGCCTGAATCGCTGGTAGCGAACAACGCGGATCAATCCCTTCATCTCAAGGCGCTTGACCACGGACGGCGATGACGAGGCGCTTTCGTATCCCGCCACTTCGTTGAGGTCGAGATAGTTCGGGCAGACCTGGTTGTTCTCCGCAGCTTCGACGAGCGCATCATAGATAGCCCGTTCCTGCGGTGACAGGCAAAGCATGTCGATCGGCAGGTCTGTTTCTGTTTGCAGCAGTCCCATCACTTGTCCCCCTGTTGAATTGCGCGGATGATGTCTGCACCGACCATGTTGATGGTGCCCATGATGCAGAGAAAGCTGACTACCTCCTGTTTCCCTGAAAACACGGAGGCCAGAGCCATCAGCAGGAATATCCAGCCAAGCGTTCTCACTTCCCCACCCCTTCCATGATGTGCCGGTTAGATGCGGTCGAGGCGCGATAGTTCGCCTGCCAAGTCCGACAGAGTTGTCTCGATCTGGTCGCAGGTGTCGCTCAGGCGTCCGAGCGCGCCGTTACGCAGAGGGTTGTCCTTGCCTGCGTTGGCCATGCACGGTTCTTGGCCAAAAATGCGGTCAGCAGCTTGCCCTGCCGTGACGCGAAGGCTGGCGAGGGTGTTCAGGATGTTGTTCAGACGCTCTGCAACCTTGTCGGTTTCGTAGGTCGGCGGCGCGGTTTCACCGACCCAAGGCGCATTAGCGTAGGCACTGGCGGCGAAAGATGCGTTGGAGGCGCTGTTCATATTGCTGTCCTTTCACGTTCGGCTTTGAGTTCGTTTTGTCGGGCGTAAATGAGTTCCAGCATGTCAGCCGGGACGACTTGCTTCACGGCATCGCAGAAGGCTTGCATGGCATCGCTCTGGCGCAGAACGTGGAGCCGCTTCTTGATCAGCGACAGCCGCCCCGCCAAGTTTGCCAGCTTGTGGCCAAGGAATTTGACTTGCGCTGCGTCGCCCTCCCGCTTGGCAATAGCGAGTTCGGTTTCGGTGCGCGTCTTTTCGAGGATCAGTTGCGCACGCTCTGCCATACACTGGCGCTCGTCCATGTTGTCGCAGGTCGGGATGAAGTCATCTTCGACCGCGTGGAGAACTGGGGCCACCGCTATTGCGTGAACGTTGGTTGCGCGGCGCAGTGAACGTGCTGTGTTCTTATACATCTGCGTCAGACCTTTCGCACGGCGATGATGTCGTATCCGCTAGGTTCATCAGGCTTATCCCAACGCCAATTGAGATGGCTGCGAGGGTAGTGGCGTAGATCAACGAAGCCATTGCCCCACACCACCTGATACGGCCCTTCTTCGCGGGGTTCGCGGTTTCCGGGCCATGGGTGAAAGCCTGGGGGGAAGTCATGCACGGTCTACCTTCCGAAAGCGGCTTGTGCGGAAGTCGAACGTCACGGCGCATTCATCCTTGCGACCGGGCAGGCCCATGCGGACCTTCGTCGTGATGATCTTGGCGAGGTTGTCCTTGGGGTCGGGCCGGTGATAGGTCAGCCCATAATCCGCCTTGTTCGCCCAATTGGCTGAGCCTGAAATGTCATACAGGCCGGGGATCTTCTTTGCCCCTTCCTGCGGCTTCGTCGGGTGTGCAACGATCCAGAATGCAACGTCGTATTGCTTGGCGAAGCGCTTGATGGCGCGGATGGCCCGCCCGATGTAATCCGTTTCCGTCTCGTCCCTGCGGCGCTTGTGCTCAAGCTCGTTCCAAGGATCAAGGACGATCATCTTGACGCCATGGCGAAGCACTGCGGTCCGGCAGAGCGAGAGGAACTTGTCGAGGTCCATTTCCATGTCCTCGTCCACCGCCTGCGAAATGATGCGCAGCCGCTGCGAAAGCAGTTCGTCCACATCGCCCGCCTCGTCCACGCGATGCAGGTCTTGCTTGCCGCACTGGCAGATTGCCATTTTCAGGCCATCGCGCAGGATCGGCTTAACGTCGGTCTCGAACGACGCGACACACACCGGGAAATGCTGTTCGATGGCGTGCCCGATGATCTGGTTCATCATCGTGGACTTGCCCATGTTGGCATATCCGGTGACGACCGTAAGCGTGCCGGGGACGATGCTGACCATATCGGCAATTTCAGGGATGCCGATGCTGTAGCTGCGAACCTCTCCCTTTTCGGGGAAGTCGTCCAGCGTGTAGAGGCCCTGCACCGGGTAAGGCTTGGCTTCGGCAATGCACTTGTAAACCGCCTGTTCGCCATACTCTTGCAGGACTTCATTCAGATCCTTGCACGGGAATGGGAACTCGATGAACTTGCAGCGGTCGGCGCCAAGCAGCGCCACCAGATCGGCGCGCAGGTAGTGGCCGGCCTGATCGTCATCCACCGCCAGAACGAACTCACGGACTTCCGAAAGCGCGTCTGCATGGCGGTCAACCCATTCGTAGCGCTTGGCGTTGTCGAGGTCAGCCGTGACCGTGGAAGGCGCACCGTTCGGAACGGAGACCACCAGTTCGCAGCCCGACTGGATCGCTGCCATCGCGTCCCATTCCCCTTCCGTAATCACGACAGGCGCTTGCCCGTTGCGTGCTTTCGGATCGCGCAGGCAGTCCGCGTTCCAGAGCGCAAGCGGCGCTCCGGCGTCCATCCGATGGTCTTTCTCCGACGTAAGCCGGTATTTGTGATTGATGGGCTGTCCGCCCTCTAGGTAGGGGATTGCCAGCCATGCCTTGCCGTCCCGCATGACCGTTTCCAGTCCAAGCTTGTCGGCAAGCTGCGGATCGAGACCCCGCGCTTCGATCCATGCTGCGTGCTTCGGGTGAATGGTCATTGATCGCTCCGGAAAACTGGCAATTGTGGCAGAAGAAAACCCAACCGTGTGCGTCCTTGGTGACGCTCAAACATCGGTCCCGCTTGTTCCGCCGTGTGTGGCTGCATTGGGGGCAGAGGTGCTTGCCGGGCTTGGTGGGGCGAAAGTCCATCAGCAGGCCCCCGAGAACGTGGCTTCGGACGGTCTCGCCCGTTCCAACGCCTCCTGATGCCGCCGATTGAGCCAAGGCGCGGCGCTGCCGAACCATTTTGCCTTCTTTGCTTCGCTCTGCCCTGACAGCCATCCGTCCAAGGCTTGGAGTTCCGCGTCGAAGTCGGGAATGCCGTGGAACTGGTCCCGCCACTTGCTGTAGTCCCGACGATTGAGCCGAACCACTTTGCCGACGAAGGGATAATCCTCTCTGTCCCCCTTCAAAGGGGGTAAGGGGGTTTCTTCCTTTTCCCCTTCTCTCCCTCCTCCATCCTCCATCTGCGGAGAGATTTCCCCACTGGTGGGGAACTGGTTCGGAACCTCTTCCGACACAAAACCGCAGAAGTTCCGAATTTCAGGGGTTACAGGGTATACATCGTTCGGCTTTTTGGGCCGTTGGAACCGGCAGAAGTTCCGAACCGCACCATACTTTTTGCCGTCAATCTCATACTGGCGGATTGCTCCGACAGCTTCGATTTCGGCGAGCAAGGCGGCGATGTCGATGTTGTCCGCAGGCAGAAGGCGCATCTTGATCGTCAGCGGCTTCCACTCAAACGTCCCCTTGTCATCGCATTCGTTCCACAAGCCCATGAACAGCAGGCGCGCGAACGGCGACAGGGTGACGAACTCTTCATCGGTCCAAAGGCCGGGATGCACGGAGCGAATGCGGCTCACTTGCCGTCCTCCCGATAGTTTTCGAGTTCGGCAAAGGCTTCGTCGGCATAAACTGCCAAGCGATGCTGCACCCGGCTCCAAACCGGGTCTTGGCGGAGTTCAGGGTCTTTCTGCCCTAGGCCCCACACGAACTCCCATTCCTCGTAAGCCTTGGCCCACGCGGTCTCCAGTTCGTCGCGAAGAAAGTCTGCGCCACGGTTAGGCCAGACGAGGCGGACAGAATCCGATTGATCGGCGGGAATGCCGCCGTTATACGAGGTCATATCGAGCGCTCCACGAAAGCGTTTCGGTTGTGGCCCGAGCGTTTGTTGGTAGCTTCCGCTCGGGCCAATTTCCCTTTTACAGCCGCGCAGACTCGCCCGCAAATATGGCGTTGCAGATTTTTTGCACTGTCCACAGTTGACATCACAAAATCACCTCAATTCTGCCGGGTTTGCAGGGGTCATTGAAAAAGTAATGCGCACGAAACCTGCGGTCGTTGACTGCCAGCGCATCAGCTATTCCGTCGCGCGCAGCCTTGAACGACGAGACCATGTTGTCGTCATCTCTGTGCCGTGCATCTGGCGGATAGAACAAAACCTTCACCGGTATTTCGTGCGCGCCTGCATATGCAGTCCGCACTTCTCGAACACCGTGCGGCATCGCCTCATAAGTGGCGTAGGCAGCGTCTCTACGGGCCTTCTTTTTCGCGCCCGCCTTCACTGCCCAATGGCATCGAGCATTAGGTGACAGCTTACGGTCAGGCCAAGGAAGGATAATCTTCACGCTGCCCGATCCTCAAAGAGATGATCCAGGCCATAACTGCGCGCTTCCCTCTCAAGCATTTCGAGTTTCTTGCGCGTCGATTGCACCATCTCTGCCATGCGATGCTTGCGGACGGCGACATACCGCTTTGCGCGGCGCTCCATCTCTTCCTTTGAAAGCTGCTCCTTGACAGCTTCCCGTCGCGCCAAATCATCAGAGCGCATCTTTTCCATGCGCAGCCTGACTTGTTCGCGAGTAGGATTGTGGCCCATCACGCGGCCTCCATGAATGCGCGGATTTTTGCGATTGTTGCAGGCTTGGGAGTGCGCCCGCGCTTCATCTCGCTAAGGTATTTTGGATCGTTCAGAGCGCGACGGCTGAACTCGTCAGCAGTCATTCCCCGGCGCTTAAGAAACAGGTGAATTTCGAGGAACAAGTCGAAGTTCATCCCCGCACCTGTGCAGCTTGATAGCCCTTACGGATGGCCTTGCGTTCTGCGAGGCGGTCAGCGGTTTCACGCTCCAAGGGCGTTACAAACCGGCCATGGTGGGCACGTACCTCAAAGGGTATGGCGTGCATGAGAAGGTCGCGGATCATGCGGCCCTCCCGGCGCTTGAAAGGGGCAGGACCGTCGCAATGATCGTGTCAGCAGCATCCCGGCAAAGCGGTTCTTCAATGTGGTCAATGCGACCATCGGCAGCAGCCGTTGCAATGACCGTGAATGCCGCCAGACCATCGGCAACCACCTTGGCGGGACAGATAGCATCAGCATCTTCAAGCGGGCGGGCGACGTAACCAATCGCTGCCAGCATGGCATTGAGCGCAGTCGGCCCAATCACCAGAGCCAGCGAAAGCGCATTGGAAAGCGAGGGTTCCTTGCCTTCGACGCGGTAAGACTTGATCGTGCGCGCAGGGACACCGGAAGCCGCTGCAAGGCTGTCGTCTGTCCAGACGGCCTGTGCGCCACGGAGAATGCCCTGAACGATCTGGCGGACACGATCCTGCCCGACGATCCCGGTAGAAGACGCTGACGTGCTATCAGGCATGTGCGATTAATCCATTATGGAAGAAAGAGACACAGAGCGCGCAGGAGAAGCCGAAGTGATTGGCGTTGCGGTCCTGCGCTGCTTGTTGCGGATTGAGGCGCATTTAGAGAACCTTCCCGCCGGACTGGTGGAAGGTCTGCCCCTTCGGAATGCGGTGGAAGCGATGGGTCGAGAAAGCGATGAACGGGGCAGGCACAAGCGCGCCGTCCAGTTTCAAGCCTTGCTCACCCCGAACTTCGATCACTTCACGAACGGCATAGGTGCGACCAAGGACGAGGCCCGTTCCCTTTACCCAAGGGACGATCTTGCAATAAGCGCGGTCGCCTACCTGCCACCCGCTCACAACCCACCTCGCGGCCAGTTCGTGCCTTGGTCTTCGTCGTGCATCTCTTGCAGGTGGACCCAACCTTCCCAGCGGTTGACGCACCACAAGATGAAGCAAATCAGTGCTATCCAGATGCCTGCGATGGTGATTGCGGTTTGCATGTGGGTCCCTCCCGTCAGAGTGGGGTTTCAGGCTGCTTGCTTGGGGCGGTACGTGGCCATGAAGTGTCTGATCTTGGCTTCAGTCTCGGGCCACAGCCTCCGAGGCCGGGAGCGCGCGCTTTCGCCGCGCAATTCCTTGATCAAACGCCAGTCACCGAGCGCTTCACGCCCGAATGCGCTTTCTGCGATCCCATGCGTCGTGATGAACGCTTCGATCTCGTTCAGGAGTGTGCTTTGCATGGACTAGATCATATGCGGGTAACTACCCGTATGTCAAGCGTCGATGCGGGTAACTGCCCTATATTGCGGGAACCTACCCGCTACCCGACAATGCCGACCATGTCGGACTCACCCTTGATCAACGTCGCGAAGCTGAAACGCGATGTCATCGAATGCACTGGAGACGGAAAACCCTTCAGTCGCCGGGGCTTGTCTCTGAAGGCTTCTGGCGGGAAAAATCCCGATCTGGTGCGCGACCTCATAAGCCGCAATCAAGACAGGCAGCCAACGATGGCACTTGTGGTCGGACTGGCCACAGCCATGGGCAAAGACCCCTCGGATTACTATACCGCCAACACCCCAGCGACCTCGCCAGCGGTAGAGCGCATCCCTGTCATGGGCCGCGTCCAAGCTGGTGCATGGTCAGAGCATCCGCAGTGGCCGGAACACGAATGGTATTACGTTGAAGTGGACCCCACACCGTTTCCAGGCGCAGAGCGATTTGCGTTAGAGATGGTCGGGCATTCTATGGACAAAATCATTCCGCCCGGTTCGGTCGTTGAATGCCTCCGCGTATTCTACAACACAGGCCCAATCCCGCGCAGTGGTGACATTGTTGTTGTCGAAAGGCAGCGCAATGATCTGTTCGAGACCACCTGTAAGCGCTTGGAGATAACGCCCGACAATATCTACATTTTGCACTGCGATTCTTACCGGCCAGAGTTTCAGGAACCGGTATTTATGGGTTCGCCAGATAGCGATAGCCATTTTGACGACGGGGCGCGCATCATCGGGATTGTCGATAAGGCAACGCAAAGGTTTTATCGCAGGGGAAATTAATCTAATGATCTGGCTTCTACTCGCTGCCGAAACTGCCACGCTTCCCGATATCCACCTGATCTGCTCTGGGCAGACAGCCGCAAATATCGCTTCTGAGACGACCACGGCAAATGTTACAGACAATCGCGGCTACGCGGCCTCTGGTAGCGCCACGACAAGCCGACCAACCGCAGTGTCCATGGCTGTGCAGTTCCGTATCATTGACGGAAAGGCGGAAGCGAATGTTCCGCGCTTTGCGGTCCCCGCTCTTTCTGGCGGCGGTAAAGGCGGATGGTATCCGGTCAAAGATGTCAAATTCACAGACGACCAGATCACCGGGAAGGTTCGCTACAACTTCATGGATAGCTCGACGTTCACGATAGATCGAACCACCGGCATCCTGACATCATCCGGCGGTTTTCAGGCGCTATGCACGAAGGTTGACCGGGCCGAGCGGAAGTTCTGACCGCCCTATCTGTGATCTGAGGAGAGTAATATGGCAGGATTAGGTATTGGCCTTGGCTTGGGTCTTGGGCCAAACGGATCATCCAAGCCGCCCCTTTGCGCAGCTATCGAAGCTATGCGCACGGTTACGGCAGATGATGGCAATGACACGCTAACCCTTGCGCCTCACATCGTTTACAAGCGGACCCGGCGAGAAATAGTTACTCTGGACGCAGTCCTGATTGCCCGCAATGGCCAGCCCGTTAACCGGGAGAGCCTGCGCACCTATCGCGTGGACGACCTCTCAAATATCGTGGTCATGGATAATGGGTTCTCCGTTTTCGCCGACTTCGATCCCAGCGATCCGGAATATACGGGCCGTACGATCTGCGTCGTCCAAGCGGTCTAGATAACGCACGATAGCTTCTAATCGCCATTGAGCATGCTCTGCCGCATCTTCAGGAGGCAAGGTCTCAAATCCTGACGCCCCTAATTCCGCATGCCAGCGGATGCGGTTCCGCACTCTCATAGGGCTATCCACCATATCAGCCTCGCTCGTTTGGGCGGGGCTTTTTCGTGCCCCGTGAAGGGAGCATAGCGGAAAAACGCTGATACGGGTAGATACCCGCATTATTTGCTTGACGCGGGTAGCTACCCGCATCTATGTACTGTCTCACACCACGGAGACAGGCACATGACCATCCTCACCGCCATTCCCCGCCCATGGAATTATCATTCCGGCGTTCACAACTGCGCGACCTGCAACGGCCTTGGCGTAGTTTCCAGCCAGACCCGCGCGACGACTTGGGATCCGTATCCTGAAACGCCTTGCCCCGATTGCGATGGCGTCGAGCATGAAGCCGAATGTGCCGTATGCGGATCGACGCTGGAGATGGCAGGCTATGACTGCTTCGTTTGCCAGACCGTCGATGAACTGCCCGCTAACGTTGACGCTGATGCGCTGACCAAGGCCATCCGCACCGCGCTGGATGCGCGCCTTGCTTTCGTCCTGAATGCAAAGGTGGCGGCATGAGCGCGGCACAGATGACGCGCGATGGCATAAAGCGCCTGCCGAAGTGGGGGCCTGCGCGCCGTGATGGTCCTTACACTTTCCGGATGAAGCTGCCGTCAGTCCAATGTGAGCATGGCGGCTGCTCCAAGCGCGCTGGTTACAGTACACCTAAAGGCAATCGTTGCTTTACTCACGCTCTGCCGGGGGAAAGCGCATGACCCTCTACGAGATCAACTACGCCCCCACCAAGCGCGTCGTTCGTGGCGTTCACATGTGGGATATTGCCTATCGCGTTCAGGCTGCATCGCTTGAGGATGCCAAGGCATATGCCCGCCGCTGCATTGCGGTTGAAGCGCCTGCGCCGGTCTACAAGCTGACTTCGGCTCGTGAGGTGCAGGCATGAGCGCGCAGCACACCCCCGGCCCTTGGGTCATTGATGAAAACCGCTGGGATGGCGCGGTCACAATTATCAATGATCGGCACGAGCCTGTTTTGTCCGCCGCTTGGGAAGGAGGCAGTCAGACCTCATTGCTAGTGTCCGAGGCTGATCTTCGCCTGATCGCAGCCGCACCAGCACTGCTTGAGATGCTGGAGGACGCGCGCACCAGTCTTTCAATCACCCGCACTAATATCATGTGCGAGATTGGCCGGTGTGCAGACCCAAGCGAAAGCCGCTGGGCGGGCGTTCCGGAGCAACTAGCCAAGCGAATCGCCAAGATCGACGCCACAATCGCCCTCGCCAAAGGGGAAAGCGCATGATCCCTGCATTTCACCACCGCACCCCGTCAGGCTGGTCAGATGACAGGCTCATGGAAGCCTATGACCTGATTTACGCCGTCCTGATGGACCACGCCACGTCAGAAGACAGTATGCCGGAAATCAAGGCTCTGCTCTCCGAGGTCGAAAAGACTGACGACGTGCTGGCGGATGTAATCCGGAGCCGCGTGTCATGATGTACGCCGAAGCCTCCTTCTATGAAGGTGCCCATTACGCGCACATAGCCGCATGGGAGGAAATGAAGCGCCTAGAGCATCGCATCCGCATGGATCGCAGGAGGCTCCGCTAATGGAACATCCCTTCGATTGGTCAGCATGGAACGCGCAGTTCGATGCAGGACAGCTTGCCTTGAGGCAGAGCCTAGAGCGCTGGAACGAAGCCGAGGCCGCGCTTGCACAAGCCCGTGTCGAGATGGCGCGCGATGTTCGCAAGATCATCGGGGAGGCGCTGTGATCCGCCAAATGCTCCACGCAGCCCGTCTAGAGCCTCGCCTGACGATTGCTCTGATTGGTGCCTGCCATGTGTTCGCCGCCATCTGGATCGCAACGCCATGATCGTGACCCTGATCGACAACCTCACTGGCAAGGCCATCAGAGCGCCCGCCAGCATGATCCGCCCAATGAGCAGCGATGACGCTGAGTTCTGGGAGCTATTCCACTCCCGCCGTGCTGCCACGAAGCACGAACCCAACACCCCGGCTATCGTGGCATCTAGCCGGGGAACAGGGGAAAACGCATGAACGCGATTACCACCATTCCCGCCTTTTCCATGGGCGACGTCGAGCGGGTTGCACTTGCAATCGCCAAGGGCGGCTTGTTCGGCTCGAAAGACCCTAACGCCGTCCTGACGCTCTGCCTCTTGGCGCAAGCCGAGGGCCATCATCCGGCAGTCGTTTTCCGCGACTACCATATCATTTCCGGCAAGCCCGCCAAGAAGGCCGAGGCGATGCTTCGCGACTTCATCAGCAGTGGCGGCAAGGTCGAATGGCACTCGCTTTCTGACGAGGTTGCAGACGCCACGTTTAGCCATCCTTTCGGCGGCACGATCCGTATCGACTGGACGATCAAGCGCGCGCAACAGGCGGGCATCAGCACGCCCATGTGGAAGAAGTACCCCCGCCAGATGCTTCGCAGCCGCGTCATCAGCGAGGGCGTCCGTTCGGTCTGCCCAAGCGCAACCAGTGGGCTTTACGAGGTCAACGAGGTTCAGGACATCGTTGCCGAGACGCCGCGCAATGTTGTGGAAGCACAGTATGCCGAACTGCCCGCGCCAGAGCAGGCCGAGGAAGTCGCACCGGCAAAGCGCGTCGATTGGGACACGCCGATCAAGAACACTACCGGCCTAAAGCGCGCACTGAAGGCGCTCAACGCCGACCTGGAAGGCTGCGGCGATACCGAGATGGTCTATGCCCTGACCGCCACGCAGGAGTGGAAGGACTTCGTTGCCACGGCGGAAATCCACGGTCCCCACTACCTCTACGGCGGCGATCCAGCACCGGAGGAGTTCGAGGGCCTGCTTTTGAAGGCTCAGCGCATGGTGCGCGAGTTCGACAGCGCCACGGCAAATCAGATGGCCGATCTGGCCCATACGTAAGGTTCACGCAATGTCACGTTCGCCTGCCCACCGTGTAACTCGTTTTCTCTCTTTGGTCTCAAGAGAGACCATCGCGCGTGAAGGGTGCTGGATCTGGGCAGGGGCAAACAAGGGTAATGGATACGGTTCGTTTGTGATGAACGGCAAAAGTGTTCCCGCCCATCGTGCGGCTTACATCCTCTTCAACGGTCAAGAACCGGGGAAAATGGATGTTTGCCACAAGTGCGACAACAGAGCCTGCGTAAATCCCGATCACCTGTTTTTGGGCACCCGGCTTGAGAACATGCAGGATTGCAAGCGAAAAGGACGCACCGCGCGTGGCGCATCCCTTGGCAACCGCAAAGGGGAAAATGGGCCAGCAGCGAAACTAACTTGGGACGTTGTTCGACAGATTAGGGCTTCATCTGAGCCTTCAAAAATACTCGCGCGGCGATTTGGCGTCACCAACGACAACATCAATCGCATCCGCAGAAATGATACATGGAAGGAAGTTGTATGAGTGGTTCCGTGAACAAAGTGATCTTAGTTGGATCACTTGGCGCTGACCCTGAAATTAAGAGTTTTCAAAATGGTGGCCGGATTGCGAACATCCGGATTGCTACAAATGAGAGCTGGAAAGATCGCACATCGGGAGAGCGTAAAAGCCGCACTGAATGGCACTCTGTTGTCATCTCGTCAGACGGCCTTGTGGGCGTCGTGGAGCGCTTTCTCCGCAAGGGCAGCAAGGTCTATCTCGAAGGCCAGTTGAAGACCCGCAAGTGGCAGGACCAGACCGGACAGGACCGCTACACCACCGAGGTTAGCGTTGGCGGTATGGGCGGCGTCCTGACGATGCTGGACGGCCCGCAGGGGAACGCAGGCGGTAATCGGGATGGTGGAAGCCAGCGCGGTGGCAGTGGCTTCGGCGACTACAACGACGACGATACGTCGGACATCCCATTCTGAGGCCCGTCATGCGTATCGACACCCGCCCACGTAAGCGCAACGCACCACGCCCCGCATGGAAGGTCCAGAAGGCCTACCACCAGTGGCTGCGCGGGCGTCCCTGTATGCTGGCAGACACCGGCAAGTGCTTTGGCAACATGGAAGCCGCGCACACGCCTGACCCTGCCAGCAAGGGCATGAGCACGAAGGCATCGGATCATAACGCAATCCCGCTCTGCCACGGCCATCATGCGCTTCACACGCAAAAGGGATGGTCCGCAATCGGGCTGACCCGCGAAACCGCCATGAACGCAGCCCGTGCCTATTGGCAGGCTTGGAAGGGCGACAAGGGAGAATTGGCATAATGGCCGATAACGAACCCCTGCTTTTCCGCGTCAGCCTTGGCGCGCTGCGTCCGATCAATGGCGCGGCACATGAAGCAATCAAGGCGCTGTCAGATGGATCGTCCGTGCGGATCGAGGTCAAGCGCACCACCGGCAACGTCAAGCGCATGGCTTGGTATTGGGTGATGCTCAAGATCGCGCTCGACAACCTGGAGGACGCATTCGACGGGCCGGTAACGACCGGGATGCTCCACAAGTGGCTCAAGCGCGAGGCGGGTCTGGCAAAGCCGATCCTGTCCAAGAAAACGGGCGAAGTGATCGACTACGATTACGACAGCATCGCCTTTCACAACATGACTGAGGACCAGCGCGCTGCCTTTGTGGACTTCGCAAGCCAGAAGCTGGCGCACCGCCTTGGTTGCCACCCGTCAGAACTGACATCGGAAGCGAGGGCAGCAGCATGACCTACGAGGAATGGCATAACACCATCCGCTTCGCCGCTGTGGAGTTGCTGGACAGGCTTGAGAAGGTGATGGCCAGAAAGGCAGAAGCATGACCTTCCTTCATTGCAGACACTACAACGGGCGAGACCTGTTGACGGGCAAGTCGAACGGCAAGTGCCGCGCTGGCGTTGATCCGGTCTACAGCTTCTGCGGAGGTGTTCGCTTTGGCTTCTTAAAAAAGGCCCCATGCCTTCAAGGCAATGGCTCCGACATCATTTGCCCCGCCGCTGACTTCCCAACCAAGGAGGAAGCGCTGGCCGAAGCTAAGGCATTTGAGGCTGAAATGGATGCTTTCATTAGCAACCTTCAGATCGTGCGGCCAACCATCGTCAAAGCCCAGAAAGAAAGCGGCGAATGGGCTGGCAAGGTCGAATGCCCGAAGTGCGCAAAGCCGCTCCACTGGCGGATGGCGCAGTCCAATCAACACATTCACGCCCGCTGCGAAACAGAAGGGTGCGTCTCATGGATGGAATGATGCCTGACAGCCTCCTAACCTACCTCGCCGACCAAGGCATCCCCACAGATGACCTATACGCCACCTTCCATGAACTACAGCTAGACCCTCTCGACAGGATAGAACTAGCCCTGATCATCGGAGACGAGGCAGGTATAGAGGTTCCCGACGAAACCTACGAAGCATGGGACACACTGGCAGATGTTCTTGAGACTGCCGGGAAGCTGGTGGGGGCATGACGAAGGTAAAGCCCGGCGACATTGGTATTGTCGAGCATCCCGCAATTGATGACGCACATCGTATCATCCGCGTTGTGAACGTCGGGAAGGTGATGTGGGATATTCAAACTTGGGGAGGCAACCGCTCAACTGAGCAAATCGGATGGGGCGAACCTCGCAAGCGCAAGATTAAGCACTTCCTCCCGCTTCCGCATGATGCCGACATCCCGACCATGGTCGAAAAGATGCACACGGCAAGACATAATCTGCGGAAAGCCGAGAAGAAGGCTAGGGCGGATTACTACGCCGCGATAAACGCCCTTGGGGAGCAAGCCGCATGAGATGGCCCGCCCTACTCCTACGCAAGACCGTTGCTGAATACCTGGAGGTGGTATGACTGCGCACTCCATAGCATCAAAGGTCCGCCGAGCCTTGCGCAATGAAACCGGCCTGACCTTGACCGCCGAACAAATCCGAGAATTGGTCGCACGGCACGGCCTGCTTGATACCCTATCCCGTGCGGAAACCGAGGAACTATGCCCCGCGACAAATTCACCGTTGGCGACTTCTGGCTCGACAAGCGCCGCGATGGCCTCGCGCCCGACATCTGGCAGATCGCAACCTACAAGCCGGGAACGCGCTCCGTTGTCTATCGCAGCACTAAGTGTCGGACGGACGAACTAGAGCAGGCGAGGGCAGTCCTGCGCGCCCATGAAGCGGCGCAGCGCTCGAAGACACGGCAAGGCATAGAGGAGGCTGAACTGGTGCCCCAACTGCTTAACTACGTGACCGAGCATGGCCCCGATGTCTTGCGCCTTGATACGGTTGAGTCTTCGTTCCGCGCATGGGTCGGATTCTTGGAGCAGGACGAACTAACCACCGGCGCGCGCGTGGCCGACATCGACAAGGTTTCCGTGACCCGCTTTCGTCGCTGGCGCATGGGGCCGCATGAATGGAACCTGCAATGGTGGGATGGCAAGACTTACCGCCACAAGAGCAACGGCGTGTCGGGCGAGGCAGTCCAGCGCAACATCGAGGATCTACGTGCAGCCCTGAACCATGCAGAGGCGGCGAGGCGTATCCCGCAGGCCCCAAAAGTCCCGAGCGTTGACAAGTCCATGCGCTCGAACGCCCGCAAGCATTTGCTGACCGTGAAACAGCTTGGCGCGCTTATCGCTTACTCGGATCACGACAAGGCGGCGCAGCAATGGCTATGGCTTATGATCGCGACCGGCGCGCGACCTGACGCGGCACTGGCTTTCGATCCTGCCAAGCAATGGCACGGCGCGGTTATTGACCTGCATCCAACCGGCGCGCCCATCACTGACAAGCGCAACCCCATTGTGCCTGTGATCGAACCGCTGCGCCCGATCTTGGAAGGCTGGCAACTGGACATCGTGAAGTCGCGCAAAACGTTCTGGCGGACTGCCCGCGACAAACTGGCGATACCGAAGGCTTACGTTCCCAAGACCATCCGGCACACGGTTGCATCACACCTGCGCAACGCCAGTGTGCCAGGAGAGCAGATCAGTCTTCTACTAGGGCACAAGGACCAGACGGACACCTTGGCGCTGACATCAGACATCTACGCCCATGGCGACCCGCTGAAGATGGCAAAAGCGACTCGGGCGCTGACCAGCTTTTTTCGGTCGGTTGAGAAGGAAGCGGCCCGCTGGCGCGCTGACCATTTGCTGACCATTAAGGGCGATCGCAACAAGATTATCGTTGACCGCAAACCGGTCAAAGCGTAG